ACTCGACCCGCTGCGCTCGAAAGTCCGCGAGCTGGAGATCGAACGCCTGGACCGCATGCAGCTCATCGTCCTGGCCGTCCTCGAACGCGAACACCTTGTCATCTCCGACGGCCGCGTTGTCTACCGTACCGACGCCAACGGCGAGAAGACTCCCGTCCAGGACCCCGGTCCCGCGCTCGCCGCCATCGACCGCCTCCTGAAGATCCAGGAACGGCGCGCTCGGCTTCTCGGCCTGGACGCGCCGACAAAGGTCGATACCACCATTACCGAGAGTGCCCAGCTCGCCCCGGACACCGCCGCGATGATCGCCGACGCGAAGGCGATGGCCGAGGCCCAGGAAGCCGCGATTAGGTCGCGGCGGGAGCAGACCGGCGTGTGACCGGACCGACCGCGCCGGCGCTGCGGCCGGAGATGCTCCTCAACGCCGAGTCCCGAAAGCTGGTCTGCAAGTTTGACCCGCTCCTGTTCGCTCTCACATATTTGCCGCATCACCTGCGCGGACCGGAGACTTCCGACCAGATCACCCTGTCGGAGTTCCACCTGGAGCTCGCCGACGCCGCGAAAGAGTGGGCGCTGCCCACCACCGAGCCGCAGTCCGACCGCGACGCCTACGTCTGCCCCCGCGACGCTGGCAAGAGCACGTGGCTGTTCCTGGTGCTGCCGATCTGGGCTGCGGCGTTCGGGCACAAGAAGTTCATCGCGGCGTTCGCCGACTCCGGTACCCAGGCCGAGATGCACCTGCTCAGCTTCAAGCACGAGCTCGACACGAACGAGCTGCTGCGCGCTGACTTCCCCGACCTGTGCACGGCCCGCCGGCGCCCGTCCGGTTCGACCGAGGCGGACAACCGCAGCCTGCTGATCACCAAGTCGGGGTTCGTGTTCGGCGCGAAGGGCGTCGACGCCAAGACCCTCGGCATGAAGGTCGGCCACCGCCGCCCGGACCTGCTGATCCTGGACGACATCGAGCCCGACGAGTCGAACTACAGCGACCACCAGAAGGGCAAACGGCTCGCGACCGTCCAGAACGCGATCCTGCCGCTGAACATCAGGGCGAGGGTGGTCATCGCCGGCACCGTCACCATGCCCGGCTCGATCATTCACGACCTGGTGAAGACCAAGACCCGGCCCCGTGAGGAACCCGCGAAGTGGGTGATCGACGAGAAGATCCGCGTCCACCACTACAAGGCGATCCTCAGAGACGACGTCACCGGCGAGGAACGCTCCCTGTGGCCGGCGAAGTGGCCGCTGGCGTTCCTGAAGGAAATCCGCCACACCCGCTCCTACAAACTCAACTACGACAACGACCCGCTGGGCCGCGACGGCGTCTACTGGACCGAGAAGGATTTCACCCACGCCACCGTGCCGGCGCTCACCCACGCGCTGCTGTCGATCGACCCCGCGGTCACCGACAAGACCTCGAGCGACTTCACCGCCATGGCGGTCGTGGCCTTCTCCAAGCCGCACCGCCGCTGCGTGGTCCGGGCCGCGTGGGCCCGGCGGGTTCAGCCCGGCGAGCCGCTGCGCACCTGGGTCCTGGCGGTCCTTCAGGAGTACCCGGAGATCCGCGGCATCGTCGTCGAGACCAACCAGGGCGGCGCGCTGTGGCGGAACACGGTCCTGCAGGGCATGCCGGTGCCGGTGCGCACCAAGAACCAGTCCGAGGCGAAGGAAGTCCGTGCGGCCCGGCTGCTTGAGCGGTACCAGACCCGGCCGCGGGTAACGATCTCCGGCGGCAAGGTCGTCGAGGAGATCGCCGAGGTAGCGAAACTCCCGCAGGTCGTGCACGAGCAGGAGCTGCCGGCCGCCGAAGAGCAGATGGTTGCGTTCCCCAAAGGCGGCCACGACGACCTCGTCGACGCGATCGGCACCGGCGTGGACGTGTTCATTCCGCCCGTGCGGCGCCGAACCAAGGCCGCCAGCAAGCAGCCGCAGTACTCCGACGATGATGACGACGACTGATCCCCTGTAGACGGCGTTCCTACCTTGGGCCTGACCCTGCAGGGAGGAAGGCCGTTGCTGTCGATCACCGACGGATCCGTCACAGACGTCATCTCCGGCACCGACGCCATGCCCGACTACGGCGGGGCGCAGCCGTCGTCGGATCTGGAGCTGGCGCTGGAGGAGCTCGCCGACTCCGACGGCGACTACGAACGGGCCGAGCAGTACTACAAGGGTACCCGCGCCGAGGTCAGCGCTTCGATCCGGCTGCGCCGCGCGATGGCCCGCACGGGCCAGTCGTTTCGGATGAATTTCGCACGCAAGCCCGTCGACGCCGTCACCGAACGGCTGGAGATCGCGGCGGTGACGTCGGCGACGTCCGGCGCACAGGCGAAGATCGACGCTCTGTGGCGGGACAACAAACTGGGCCGCCAATCCAAGACGATCATGCGGAACGCCGGGAAATACGGCGACACCTACGTGATCGTATGGCCGTCGCCCGACGACGACCCGGACGCCCCCGCCATCGGCAAAGTCGACGTCTTCTACAACTCCCCGCGCACCTGCCGCGTCTTCTACGACCCCGAAAACCCCATGCGCAAGGCATTCGCGGTCAAGCAGTGGACCCTCGCCGCGCAGAAGCGGGTCCGCGTCGACCTTTACTACCCCGACCGGATCGAAAAGTACTGGTCCAAGCCCGGCATCCTGCACCCCAAGACCGCCGACATGATCCCGTTCTACGACACCGACCTGGGCACCCCCGACCCGGCCGACGTCGACGAAGGCCCCGGCTGGCCCCGGCCCAACCCCTTCGGCGAGATCCCCGTCTTCCACTTCCGCAACGACGACCCCTACGGCGTCCCCGAACACGAAGGCTTCTACGGCGTCCAAGACGCCATCCGCAAACTCGTGCTCTCGCACATGGCCGGCGTCGACTACAACGCCTTCCCCCAGCGCTACGCCATCAGCGACGGCGACACCGACTCCTCCGAACTCGCCGCCGGCGACGAGGACGAATTCCAGTTCGCCCTCGACACCGGAGCCACCTCCCGCCCCGGCGACCCCCAGTCGCAGCTGTCCGCCGACGCCGGCAGCGTCTGGTGGCTCCAAGGCGTCAAGGGCGTCGGCCAGTTCGACCAGGCCCAGCCCACCGTGTTCACCGACCCCCTCACCCTGTATCTGCGGTTCGGCGGCCTGATCACCGACACGCCGCTGACCCGGCTGGACCCGACCGGCGCCCCGATCTCCGGTGAGGCGCTGCGGGCGATGGAAGCCCCATTCACCAAGAAGATCAAGGACCGTCAGCAGTACTACGGCGAAACCTGGGCCGAGGTGTTCGCCTTCGCCCTGCTCATCCTCGGCATCCCCGACGCCGACGTCGACATTCACTGGAAGTCCCCGGCCACCGTCGACGACACCACTGGCTGGCAGACCCTCATGGTGAAGCTCGAGGCCGGCCTGCCCGTCCGGCAGGCGTTCCTCGAGGCCGGCTACACCTCCGAGCAGATTGAGGAATGGTTCGGCGACGGCGACGACGACCTGCCCGTCCAGGTCGACATGCTCCTGAAAATCGGCCAGGCGCTACAGGCACTCGGCGCAGCGCTCGGGTTCGGGATCCTGCAAGAGGAACAGGTTCAAGTACTCATCTCCCAGGTCGTCGGCGAGGCCGTGAACGCGGCCCGCATCGACGAACCGGAGGAAGAGCCGACAGCCCCGGAGCTGCCGGTGCCGGGCGTCGACGACGACAAGCCGCTGATCGTGTTCCCGGCGCCGCCCGCGCCACCGACGCAGGGCGCCGCCGGTGCCGTCCCCACCACCCCCGCCGCCGAATAGCACCGCGGCCGCCGCGCAGCCGCAACAGCCAACGGCGGCGCAGATCGCGCTGCACGCCGCCGAGCTGTACGCGCTGGAGCAGCTGGCCGCCCGCGCCGTGGCCGCGCCGCTGCGCTTGCGGCTGATCCGGATTCAACGCCGAGCCGCCGCCGCCTGGATCACCGAGTTCGGGTCGCTGGCCGCAGCCGCCGACCCGATCCGGCAGGGCCAGATCATCGCAACAATCCAGCGGGAACTTGCCGCTGTCCCCACCAGCACCGGCGAGACGCTGCGCGGATACGCCGACCGCGCCCTAACCCTCGGCATCGCCCAGGCCGGCCGCGAAGTCGGCGTAGGCACGGGCGGCATCGACGCCAGCCTGGACGACACTACCCTGCGAGCCGTCGCCGGGCTGCCCGCTGCCGTCGCCGGACGCATCGCAGACGCCGAGGCCGCCCTGAACACCCCCGGGCCCGCATTCGCCGACATCGAAGGCGCGCTCGCGAAAGCACACCGCGCCGCCTCCGACGCCCAAGCAGCCACCGTTCAGGCCGTCAACGGCGCCGCCAACACCGGCATTGCCGCGGTTGCCGACGCACTGGGCGCGCAGCGGCTGCTCATCGCCGAGCCGGACGCCTGCCTCACATGCCTGGGACTGTCCGGGCGCCTGGCCGATCCGGGCCAGCCGTTCGACGCCGCACACGCCGCAGCGTTCACCGCCAAGCCGCGGATCTGGCCACCCGGACCCATCTATTCCCCGCCCATCCACCCGCACTGCCGATGCCGCACCACAGTGTGGAGAGGATCGGTAGCAGGCGCCGTCGACCTTCCGGCGGCACTGCGCCGCGAAGCCCAGCGCTCCGTCTTGAAGGGCTGGTCGTTGTCGAGCGAATCCGGGCCCGAACGTGTCCGTGCCGCACAGCGGCTCCTGGCCCGCGGCGTCACCGCCCCGGCGTCGGTCCAGAACTACGCCCGCGCCGCGGTACGGCGCGGCCGGTTCACCACTCGCTCGGTCCCGGCC